AAGTTTGACGCTCGTTCGCTTGCTTCGTGGAATAACATAATCGTTTGAATAACATAATCGTTTGAATAACATAATCGTTTGAATAACATAATCGTTTGAATTATGTTATTGTGTCATTGCGTCATTGCGTCATTGCGTCATTGCGCTAGACATAGATGGTTTCTGTGTCGGTTGATACCTGGGATGTAGTCGCAGGCGTAGTCGCAGGCGTAGTCGCAGGCGCAGTCCGTGCTAACGTATCTTTCAATTGACGAATCTCATCATTGAGTCGGGCAATTTCTTGATTGCGCTCATCCACGTCTTTCTGTAATTGTTGAAGGATTTGGACCACCTGTTGATTATTCAATGTAACCGGTTCCTGTCCCGGTTGCTGTAAAATGATTTGTCCGCCACCGCCACCCCCCGCCGCAGCAGCATTTGCCGCCATCTTCTCACGCTCTTTCTCCAGCTGTAATGTCTGCGCGATAACATCCGGTTTCATTTCGGGGCGTCCCGGCGCATAATCCGCGAGAAGTTTCTCTAATTCCACCATATAAAACCGGCGAAGTGCGGCATCTTTGATAAAATCCATCACTTTCTTGGGTGAATCACGCACCACATCTGGGTTCGCATTTACCAGAAGCTTACGTTTATCAAATGTGTTATGTTCGTGGGAAAAGACCAGAATCACCTTCATCGGGTCCAGTTGAACAAATGGGACGGTATAATCTTTCAAGAATGCGCGCTCCTCTGCCAAACACGCATCGTCATTATACCGGTGCTGTTTCAGGAGTTTGCGTTTGAACGCAAAGGTGCCGGCAGTTGCGTGATTGGGGCCGTAGGGTCCGAACCGCTTCATTTGTCCGATGTGTTTGAAATAGATGTAAATCTCGCTTGACCCCGCGCACAATGCGTCGGGATGAGTGGTGAGCATATGGACTGCGTGAGAGACACGTTGGGGGGGATAGTAGTCGTCATCGTCCATATAGACCAAGATTTCACCGCGCGATTTCTCGTGAAGAAGGTTGCGCTTCTTTCCCAGTGTCATTTTGGTGTCGTATTTGAAATACTTGACACGAGGATGTGACGCAACGAGGTCTTCTATTGGGTCAGTGCCGTCGTCGATAATAATCCACTCCATACGGTCTTGCGGATAATCTTGGTGATTGAAACACGAGAGCATTGCGGGAATAAAGGGGCGGCGGTTAAATGTGGGAGTGCATACACTCACGAAGGGATATTTCTTAAAATACTCGGGAGTGGATTTCTCGGGAATGGACGCGCCAAGAGGCGCCGATGTTGCTTTTTTACCGCCCATTGTATGAATGAAATGAGTATAACAGGTATACTAGTTTATAGAATGAAACGTTTATGTTCGTTTTGCGCTCACGCCCCCCAATTCTTTATCGTGTCAAAAAACTCCATAATCCCCTTCCAGTAATGTGTCAAGTATAGCACCAGCAGCATCAATATCACAATCGCCGCCACATTGATGTCCAAATACTCAAATGCGTAAAACATCAGTGTCAGATTAAAGAAGAAGAAGATAATCGGGACATATCGAGCGTATAACTCGCGATACTGGTCCCAATGAAGCAGTGGATAAATAAAGAATGTTCCGATGAATTGGATAAGTTGGACAAAATAGGAGACCACCGGGAAAATTCCAACGCTAAATGCGGTAAACATTGACCACAGCGACCCGCCAATGAATTCTTTCCGGTGTTCCGTCGGATTCAATATCATTCCGATGATAGTGGTGAAAAATGGACCACCCATCAGCATAAACCCCATAAACAATAAGAAAATAAAGGGTATCAAAATAATAATAAGCGGGGATACGACGCTATACAATTCTCTCGGAATGCTATGCGACAAGCGCGTAATATAGCCGAGGATAGCGAGTAACATTGCGCGGTCGGATGAAAAGGAAAATATAAAGGAGTTATTCACCCATTGCTTGAATCGCGCCTTAATGAACTCCCAATTCAAGAGGTTGACACTGGTTACGCCATCTTCGACGCTTTCTTTAATCATATCCAGTTCTTGTTTCGAGAGACAGAACCATTTAAATACATATGTGTCGAGAATAATTGCGGCTTTCAGGTAGATTTTCTTGGATGTAGATAATTTGGGGTCGTCGGCAATACCGCCGAATTTATCTTCACAATCTGCTTCACACGATGTATATTCGCTGGTATAACAATACGGCCATTCGTGGCGGTCGGTGGGGAAGAGTTTTTCTAGATTGAGATTATTGGCGCGAATACTTTCGGGGGATGCGTAGAAGAGGATGTTCACACATACGACGGAGATAATGAGGGTTTCAATGAATAGCGTGAGGACGCTTAAACCGAATTCTTTGAGTGCGGCGATGTCGAATAGTGAATTCGGCTTGACTTTGGCTTTCGCGGCATTGGCGGCGTCCTTGGCTGCGTCGACGTCCTTGTCCCCGCCACCGCCACCGCCACCGAACATTCCACCCACTTTGCTAAATGCGCCACCGCCTTCTTCGCCGCCTTCTTCACCGCCTTCTTCGCCACCCTCGTCGTCTATTTTCTTATCTTCATCATCAGCCATTGTAGGTATAGGTATAGGTATAGGTATATATAATTGTATACGGTTATATATACGATAGAAAATTCGCGCCTGTATTGGCACAGGCGCGGTTGAAGTCGCGGAACATCGCAGCGCGATGTGGAGCGACGGAGTTACCGCGCGTACATTAGACCCGCATTCCCCGACACAAACGTCAGCACATTATACCTCTCTTCCAAGATGTGTAAATCATAATTATACAAATAAATATTCACATTTGGTTTATTCATCCCGATAATCTCTCCCGTGTTCGGATTACAAATCACCTTCACCTCCGCAGCCGTATCCATCGGAGGATATATCGTCGTGACTTCCAGCTCTATCTGATTAAACTTACTCATATTGATAGCACCACTCGGCTGAAGGTCAAATGGGTCCGAATTCAAGCAGAAATTGTAACAATATATCCCCGGCTTCGCACTCCCGCGTGTCCGCGTATATTTCTCGACGTAATTGTATACCCCCGCATCGAGCAGATTCTCGCGGTATTTGCCGTTCAGTGAAATCCCCAACATCTGTAAAATGTCGCGTTCGTTTTCCGACTGAAAATCGCCGGTAATATGAAGGCCAGTGAGCCGTTTATCGCGCGGGTTGATACCTGGGCCAATCCCGTTCTTTGGACCGTTCTTATCGTAGTAGTAGCGGTCGTTCACGAAATCGGGGCGTTCTCTCCACGCCGTCGTCTGGATATCGCTCGCGGTGGTGACGACTTCCGTAAACGACTGCGGACGCCAGTCATCGTCGATGGGCGCGGGGATGATATCATACGGCAGATAGTTATACGGCCAGTTCGTATAATTGCTCCATTCATTCCGCAGATTCACGTCGCTGCGTTGAAAAAACAGCGTCCAAGAAGCGACCATCCCCATCGAGTTCTCTATCTTGAGTTTCTTATTCCCAGTGACATCATTGAATACCCAATCATAATATGACTTAATCAGGTATTTTTGTTGGTTCGCGGCGAAGACTTTGGATTCATCATCCGAGAGAAAGCAATACGTCGCCATCAGATGAACGTCCGCATTCCAGTCGGTTCGTATACTCGGGTAAGAATTCAGAGACAAATCAATACTGGGCGGCGGATATAAAAATCGCCACATTTGGTGAAGGGGGTTGGTGAAGTCGGGTTGGACGACTGGCCAGAAATTCGCCGAGTCGCCTACATCACGAATGGTGAATAGTTCCTTCACTGGCCGCAGTGTAACATCGATTTGAAGTTGATTATACTGGAGGCATACGAGAGGAAACGCCATTTTCGACGAAAGGGTGAACCACGCATTGATGGGGATATAAATTTTGCGCCCGCGAATCGAGGGTTCCGCGCCGGCAGCACTCGCGGTGCGATACGCATTTGGATACTGATTCAGACGCGCGCCAGAACAACCAGGATTGTATAATTCGGGAACGTGTCCGGTCATTTGGTTATACAATTCGCGCTTCGTTGCGTCGAGGTCGCGCTCTACGATTGCCATCAGATTGTTCCCTGTGAAACGTTGGAGAGTCATTCCGCCGACCGAAATCACGATTTCCTTCACCATTTGTGTGCCGAGATTTTCAATCCAGCGGAATTCATATGGCGCCCACATATCTTCCGCGCGGGCGGGCGGATGAATTGGACTCCAGATGGAGGGGAGTGTAACGCAAATATAGGTGTCCATCAATAATTCCGCGTATCTCGGGACATAAAATGTGAATTTGGATTCTTCCGTCATACGCAACTTCTTCTGGCCATCAAAATCAATTCTAAACTTTTGAAGACCGAAATTTGTATATTTAAGATAGGTGCTTTTGAAGAAAGACTTCTTAGGATTACCGTTTAAAATGACGTTTTGATTGCCAGTGGCGATGAGATTCAATAGACCACCCGTCATTTTTATGTCTTCCTGATGGATATTTTAGTATAGAATCACCTTGATATAACTTTATATATTATAATTATATACTAGAACGCGCGCGAATAATGAAAGAACATCAAGTAGAATATGTCTTTATTGGCGTGATTATTTTGGTGTTCGCATTATGGAAGATATCAGAACTCATTAAGACGCGGTGTTATGAGCGGCGATGGGCGCGTGAAGGATTCGCTGCGCAGGCGCCAGTAACCGCAAAGAAGCCGGTGCCGGATACGTTTCTGACCCAAATTGAAAAGCTTATTCCGGACGCCGCACGTGTGTCGCGAAACGGGAATGAACCCATTCTATCCACCGAGAATTTTACTGTAAATACACCGGAGTCCGAAATGACGGTTCAACAACGTAAGAAGGCGGCGACATTAATCGACACGTTTACCGTGGGGGCGCAGCCATCAGTCCCGTCAGTCCTGTCATCGCCGACACCCGCGAAAGAAGGAATGAAAAACCCCGACGACGTCAATATGAAAGAGTTCATTGATAAAAACCTTACATCCATCAGCCTAGAAGACAACCAGTCGAAATTCAAACTGCGTGATTACTATATCAAGGCAGCGTATAACGCATTTAATCCTGATAAATTCAAGAACTCCAATGTGAGTATGGATGCGTTTTTATATGTCATCGCACGCGGATGCCGGTTCATCGATTTTGAAGTGTTCTCGGTGGAAAATCAACCCGTCATTGCGTCATCTTCTGTGAATTCCTTCAATTACAAAGAGACATACAATCACATTCCTGTTTCCGACGCATTTGAAGTGCTTGGGAGTTATGTGTTTTCGGGGTCCAAATGTCCCAATCCAGGCGACCCCTTCATTATTCATATGCGGATAATGTCGCAGAATATCACGATGTATGACAACCTCGCGAAGATTATTGCGGGGAGCAAGACCCTTGCGCGAAACCTGCTGGGTCCGAAATACGGTCGTGAATACCAGTCCAAGGATTTAGGGAATGAAAATCTCGCGGATTTCAGAGGGAAGGTCATTTTGATGGTGGATGGCACGAACCCCGTCTACCGTAAAACGAACCTCTTCGAACTCGTGAATATGAGTTCCAAGTCGTTGTTTCTCTCCAAATATACGTATTTCGGAGTGAGAAATGTGGGCGACCCGCAGGCATTTAAAGACGCGAATAAGAAGAATATGTGCTTGGTGGTTCCGGAGAAGGGGGGGCGGCCGGTCAATGACGGACACAACGGGCCGTTTACATGGGGGTGCCAAATCGCGGCGATGTGCTTTCAGGAAGAGGCGCGGGATGAAAAATTAAAAGCATATGAGGATAAATTCGCGTCAGTTGGATATGCGTTTATTTTGAAACCGGAGGACTTGCGGTATGTGCCGATTACGATTGCGCCGCCCGCGCCACCCAATCCGAAGGCGTCGATGGAATCGCGACCGGCGGAGGCGGCGGGAGGGGTTAAACTGACCCTGTAAATTCGCGAGGTGCTCCTTGCGCACGACCCGAAGGGTCGGCTCCACGCGCACCTCGCGAATTTACCATACATTACGCCTACGGCCTATATTATGAATAGACTGGGAGATAGATGGAGGGAGGAGGAGCGCGACGAATGGACGAAGATGAGCGCGACGAATGGACGAAGATGAGCGCGACGAATGGACGACGACTGTCCGAGTGTTTGGAGCGAGTGGAGTCGAACCCGTAGGGTGAGACGCAACGAGCGACAAACACGAGTAAATATCTCTATATATATTAGTAGTTTATTACTAACATATAGTTAAGCAAAAAGTATTTAAATGTCCAGAAAGCACAAGCACTCGCACTCTCGTGTGGTCGACGACGATAAGTCCTACGACGAAAAAGAACTCGAGATTCTCCGTGCCGCCGTGGATTTAGTAGAAAAGAAGAAGGGCGCCGCTATCATCCAAGATCCTCAAGTGAAAAAAATCATCTCCATCGTTGAGAATTTCATCGCGGATAAAAAGCTCGTTTGTTATGGCGGGACGGCCATCAATAATATCCTCCCAGAGGACGCCCAATTTTACAATAAAGACATCGAGCTTCCCGACTACGATTTTTACTCCGACAATGCCCTCGACGCAGCGAAAGAACTCGCAGATATTTATTATAAGGCTGGGTATGAAGACGTGGAAGCCAAATCCGGTGTCCACCACGGGACGTATAAGGTCTTCGTAAATTTCACGGGAATTGCCGATATTACGCAGATGGAGCCGGCGTTATTCAAGGCAATCTCTCGCGATGCGATTATTAAGAAAGGAATCCGGTATGCTCCGCCCGACTTTCTTCGGATGGCGATGTATTTAGAACTATCGCGTCCGGATGGCGATGTATCTCGTTGGGAGAAAGTCCAGAAACGCTTGACGTTATTGAACACCCATTATCCACTGAAGGGCTATGACTGTGATAAGATAGAGTATCAGCGTGGATTTGGTGATGGCGGGAAGACGGGGGAGGTGAGTATCTCTCGCACACGGCGGTCGCGGTCTCAGTCGCGGTCGCGGTCTGTAAAGCGTGGCGGTGGCGGTGGCGGTGGCGGTGGCGGCAGT